AGCGACGACGACCTGCTGCTGTCGCCGGGCAGGAACGCGGTGACGGTCAAAACGGAAAAGGCGTGCAGCGTCCATCTGACGGCGAGGGGCAGATACCTATGAGATACCCAAAAATCTACGACCTGAATCTAAGATGCACGGGTGAGCTGCGGACGGCGGAGATCAGCGATCTGAAGCTCAAGGACACGCCGCTTTCCTGCGTGACCGTGACCGTGCCGACGAAAGATATCGGCTCGTTCGGCTATCGTCAGTTCGTGGAAATCTTCGACGCGGCAGGCAAACGAATTGACCTGTTCCGCGTGACGGAGATTCCCAAGGGCGTATACGGCAGGGCAGGCACGAAGAAGCTCAAATGCGATCAGGTGCTTTGCACGCTTTCGGACGATATCACGCCGACCTACATGCAGATCGGCGGCAACGGGCAGCCATTGGAAAGCTGTATCCGGCAGGTGCTGGCGTGCCAGCAGACAGCGCGCTGGAAGCTCGGGCGCTGCGACTTTGCGACGCTCTACGAGTACAGCTTTGCGAGCGAAGGACTGCTTTCGGCGCTGCTCAAGCTGATTGAGCCGATCCCAGATGCACTGATGACGACGGACACAACGAGCTACCCGTGGACGCTGAACGTCGTGCGGGCGGACGATACCGACGCGACGGAGCTGCGGTACAGCCGGAACATGGAGGAAATCACCGAGGAAGTCCTCGACACGAACTTTGCGACGCGCCTCTATCCGCTGGGCTATGGCGAAGGCGTGAACCAGCTGAATATCAAGAGCGTGAACGGCGGTACGGCATACATCGACAGCCCGACGCAGGCACTCTGGGGCGTGGTCAGCAAGCCGTATGTGGACACGACCATCACCGACGCGGCGACGCTGCTGGCGCAGGGACGCGCGGCGCTTGAGCTGTGCTGCAATCCCTATGTTAGTTACGGAGTGACCTGTAAAGATATATCTATCCTTACAGGGGAACCGCTGGATGCTTTCTATACAGGACGCATGGCGCGGATTATCTATCGCGACTACGGGCTGACGATTCGGGCGCGGGTGAGGGAGATCCACTATCCCAAGCCCATCACAGAGCCTTGGAACGCGAAGCTGACTATCGCCAACCGCAGCGCGGACGTGGCTTCCGTTATCGCCCAGCTTCAAAGAGCCTCGCGCATCGAGCAGCTCTACGGGCAGGGCAGCACGACATTTTATTCCGGCGGAATCGAACAGAACGCCGACGCGGAAACGCCCGCCGAGGGCGATATCTACATCCCGGACGACATGGTACATATCAACGCCATCATGCTGAAGGTCACGTTGTCGAGTTTTCGGGCGGACAGCAAGGGCGCAAAGGGCGGCGGCGGGACGGTGACGACGACGCAGGCCAGCGGAGGCGGTACGCAGACCAGCGAGGCAGGAGGCGGCGCGACGCTGACCGTCGAGAAGCGCACGGTATCCGAGGTGAAGATGACGGGTTCGCCCATGCAGGATGGGGCGGTCGACGCGCATACGGGCTTTGCGAAAACGTCCGGCGGCGACAACATGTCGGAGACGGACGGCGCGAGCGGCTCGACCGGTTCCGGAGGAGGCGGAAATACCGGCGTCAGCCGAAACGAAGGCGGCGCGATGACCTCGACGGACGAAGCGGGGAAGCACTCTCATGGCTCCAACAACACGCACCGGCACACCTTTGACGGCGTTTCCGTCGGCAAGACGGGGTACACAAGCTACAACGGCGCGGGCAGCACGACCAGCACCGGCGCGCACAGCCACGGCATGGGTCACTGGCACAGCTTTGACAGCCACACGCACGGTCTCGGCGGCCACCGGCACGGCATGATTCATCGGCATGAATTTTCGCACTATCACCAGATGAATATTAGCCTGCTGGTTCCGTCTCAGACGCTCAATCTGCCGGAACATCGGCACAGCGTAAACATTCCGGCACATGCGCATGACGTGACCCTTCCGGAGCACCTGCATGGGATTGAATACGGCATCTATTCCGGACCGATGACGAGCGCATACACGGTCGAGGTTGACGGGAAAGAGGTGCCGGGCAGCGCCTTTGAAAATGGCGTCGTCGATATTGCACCGTATCTTTCCACGGACACAGACGGCAGAATCAGCCGGGGAACATTCCACAGCTTTGCCGTGCGCCCGAAGCCCCAGAGCGGAAACGCGCAGGGACTGGCGCACATTCGTGCGAGCTGGAGTGCGCAGGTTTTTATATCCTGCCAGACGGGCAGACAGTATTGAGGAGGAGAAGATGGACGGATGGAAGATTCGCCGCGCAGTCGATCTGCAGGAGGATTCGCCGCCGGTGGAACGGCTGAGGGCGCTGGCGACGCTTTCGAGCCGTCAGGCGCACGATTTTGTGATCGTGGTTCTAGACGGCGACAAGCCCGCCGATCTGACCGGGATGCAGCCGTGGCTGAGCATGATCCTGCCGGGACGCGCAAGCCTGCAAAAGCAGGTGGGCAGTGTGCAGGCCAACGTGGTATCTGTGACGCTGCCGAAGATCGGTTACGCAGAGCGGGGCGATGTGTCGATTATCCTGTCGCTGATGGATGAGGACGGGCAAACGCAGATCCCGCTTTACGGCTGCGTGATACGGGTGATGGAGGACAGCACGGACACGATCATCGACGAGGAAAAGGTGATTCCGTCGCTTGCCGAGCTGTTGGCGCAGTTTGACGCTTGCAAGGCGGCGGCAGGCGCGGCGAACACGGCTGCCGGAAAGGCCATTTCCGCTGCGAGCAGCGCGCAGAAGGTTGCAAACGACGTGCAAAAGAAGCTCGACAACGGGGAATTTGTCGGCGCGCAAGGCCCGAAAGGCGAAAAAGGCGACACTGGCGCGCAGGGGCCGAGGGGCGAAAAAGGCGACACCGGTGAGCGGGGGCCGCAGGGCGAGACTGGAGCCACCGGCCCGCAAGGGCCAAAGGGCAAGGACGGCGAGGTGACATTTGAAAGCCTGACGGATGAGCAGAAAGCGTCGCTTCGGGGTGAGCCCGGCGCAAAAGGCGAGAAAGGGGAAAAGGGTGACCCCGGCGCGCAAGGCGAGAAAGGAGAGAAGGGCGACCCCGGCAGGGATGCGCCACAGGAAGCGGTGCTGTATACGGCGCAGACGCTTAATGATGCGCAAAAGACGCAGGCGAGGGAGAACATCGGCGCGGCGGATGAGGAGACAGTTAATCAGCTAAAGGACGATAAAGTCAATCAATCCGACGCACTGACGTTAGAAGAGATTATGGCAAGCACGGACTTGTCTAAAAAAGTCGCCAGCGCCGAAGCGGTTAAATCCATAAAAAATGCTATCGGCTCGATAAAGTCAGGTAGTTTTTATGCAGAAAAAAGCAAAGGAAATACGGTGCCTGTTGATTATGGCGGTTTTATCCGACTTAGTGGCGGAAGCTGGCCGGGAAGTTTTTATTCGGACACATACTATGTGGGCGTTGGTGCCGGCAGCGAGGCGTTTTTGGGCGTACAAATAAACGGCGCTAAACAAATTACATGGGTAAAAATATGAACCGAATAGGAACGGAATTGACTGTGAAAACGAGGATATGCAATGATTAAAATCAAGATAAACGCATCGGACGAAATCCGGGAAGTAACGTTTTCGCGGCACAGTGAGCATGTTATTGAGCTTGGCGGTATCGCCGACGCTCCAACAACAGGCTTTACGACGTGGCGCATGGACGGCGTGACCCAGCTCGGCGATTTTAGCGATTACACGACCGTTTACCGCACCCTTGACAACGCGGTGCAGCTCTCCGACGACGGCAGTGTGTACGTCGAGCCGGAAGTGCCGGAACCGGGAGAGCCACAACCGACGCAAGAGGAGCGCATTAAAGCGCTCGAAGACCAGAACGAAACCCTACTGCAATGCATCCTCGAGATGAGCGAGATTGTATATGCTTAAAATTTTTGGATTGCTCGTGATGAGCGGAAAGGAAGAAGATATGATGGCTATGATTTGGGCACAGCAGATTATGCTTGGGAAGAAGACTTTTGCGCAGGTGCCGCGACTGCTCAAGGAGAAGGTCAGGGAAGTCCTGATCGACAGCGGTTGCGAAGACCTCGTGACGGAGTGACGCAAGGGGGGTGAACCCGATGATTCAGGCAGAAGAAGCCATCCGCGTGGCGCGGGGGCTGATCGGGACGGCGTACAGCGAGCTGGACTGCATCAACCTCGTCAAGAAGGTCATCCGCACAGCGCCGGGCGGCGACAAGCGCTACACGACGGCAGGCACAAACGCCCTGTGGGACAGCGACAGCAAGCGCGGAAAATACCGCGACCTGACGTGGAAGCAGGCGGGCATTTCCGGCGCGAAGCCGGGGATGCTGGCGTTCATGGGCGTGGGCACGGGCGACGTGAGCCACACCGGTCTGGTGACGGAGCGGGGCACGGTCATCCACTCAAGCAAGAGCCGGGGCGGTGTGGTCGAAACCGCGCTGACGGAAAAGAACGGCTGGAACGGGCTGGGGGTGCATCGGATGATTGAGGTGAACGGGTACATGAATGACGAAGATGTTCAAATTGATGCGAAATACTCTATCGGGGAATATGCGGTATCTTATGAAAAAGGTCTGCGGTTACGTAAACGCCCCGGTTTGACGGGAGCGTATATGCTTACGATGCCTTGCGGTGCGAAACTGACCGTCACCGAGATTGATGGAGATTGGGGCAAAGCTACGTACAATGGGCATCAGGGTTGGTGTTCGCTGGCCTACTGCGATAAGGTGGGCGCACAGACAGAGGACGGGGAAAATGAGCAGATTGTGATTCGCGCGACACGCCAACAATGGCTGGCGGTGTGCGACGGTGATATGACCATCGTGCAGGCGGCGTTGGCAGGTGATGACTGATGCGGTACAGCAAGATTATCGTTGCCGTCTGCATCGGTCTGGCTATTGTGTACGCGGCAGCAACACTCGTCGGTTACTATCTGCTTGGGCTTGAGCCGCCGGGTGAACTGACGAAGTATCTGTATACCTGCATCATCGGTGAACTTGTCGCGCTGGCTTTTAAGTCGGCGGTTGGAGACACGACCGAGGCGCGGAAAACGAAAACAAACACAATAGGCGATGATGGGAAGGGAGCCGCCGGTTAATGGGAGGAGAAGATGAAGGAATTGGCAAGTGTGACGCCGGATCAATGGGGCGGCTTTGTGTTAGTTTTGGCGGGAATTTTGGCAACCATCGTTTTAATCAGCAGTGCAATTAAAGCGGTGCGTGAAATGACGAAGCCGCAAGAGGAATTGAAAAAGGAAGTCAAGCGTCATGCGGAGTGCCTCGACCGAGATAATAAGCGCATCGCCGAGCAGGAAGAAATGACGCGGCTCACATTGAGAGGAGTCAACGCACTGTTGAATCACGAAATTACGGGAAATGGCATCGAAAACTTGAAAAAGGTGCGCGATGATATCACGGAACATCTGATTGACAAATAATGAAGGAGGAAGCATCTATGACGACTACCATTGACATCACCCCTTTGATCGAGGTTTTGCTTACGCTGCTTGGCGCGATTATTGCGCGGTATGCTGTGCCGTACTTCAAGGCGATGCTGACCAACGCGCAGCAGGAGCATGTGCGAGAGCTGGTTCACATTGCCGTTTATGCGGCTGAAAAGCTGTATGGCAGCGGCTATGGACAGGAAAAGCTCAACTATGCGGTCGAAATTCTTAAGGCACATGGGATTGTGCTGGACAAGGAGCGCTTGAACGCCTATATTGATGCGGCTATCAAGGAAATGGAGCAGAGCGAAGTTCCAAAGCTCGAAGCGGTTGAAATTCCGCAGATTGAAACGGATAAGGCAGTTGAGTGAGCGTCGCCCCGGAGAGAAATCTCCGGGGCGTTTTTTTGCTCTAAAATATGAAAATAATTGAAAAATGTATTTACAAAATGCCGAAAATGGTATATAATAAATGTGTCAGGAGGGAAAGCCACTGACAGAAAGGCGGTGAAAAACTTGAATAAGGAGATCAGCGAAGGAATGACAGACAAAGAATTTCAGGCGGTGCTCGAAGCAATCAAGGAATACGCTCAGGAAACTCAAAGCATTGAAAAGACAATAGCCCTTATAGAAAGGATGCAGGGTAAAGAAAAAGAGCTTACTTCCGGCACGAAGTAA